TCCAAAACCAAATTTTAGATCAGTAAATGCTCCTGGGTTTCCTGGAAGAATTGTACTGTTGATCTTTTCTACTGTTACTAGATTGAACTTTCCACTTGGACTTACATCGAAGAAAGTTCCAGTCAGAGATGAGTGTGAAGTATCGAAAACATAACGATAATATTCCTGCAAATCAATGTTAGGATTGGGATCAAATGTTTGATTATCTTCAGAGAACTCAAACTTATAGTCAATGCCACTAACTGATACTACAGTAACAAGTCTATTAGGATTGCTTGAATCAAAGAATGTAGTGCTAAGAGCAACTGGGTTCGCAGTGCTCTTTATCGTTCCATAGTCAAATACGATCGTAGCAGTTTGTGTGGATGGATCGTAAGATTTGATGAAACCAGTTCCAACACCAGTTTGTACCTGATAGTTATCAGTAAAGTTGTATCTTCCATTATAGAGAGATACTTTCTGCCCATCAAAGTGATCTACATCTTTTGTATTTTCTCTCGCTCTAATAACAGTGAGTTCTGTACCATTGATAGAAGAGATTTCTAGAACTTCTTCTCCTATCTGTATCAAATCTCCTTCTGCATATCCTTTTGCATCTTTGACAATGACTTTACTAGATCCTGCTGCAAATCCAACATGATCAACATACAGAGTAAATCTTGCTGTGCTTAGTGATGCTAAAGATCTTGATAGACTCTCATCATCTACAGACAAGTAATCGCCTCTCTGATAATCTTTACCAAGAGATTGAATTTGAATACTAGATACCAAACCAGCGTCAGATACAGTAATGGTTGCTGTAGCACCAGATCCTGATCCACCAGTCAATGGCACATCTTGATATTGTCCTGGTGCATAATCTGCTCCACCATTTAAGATTGTAAATTTACCAATTCCAGTAAAATCAATTGTAGTATCAAATACAGGAGTTCTAAAAACAACTTCTTGATATAATCTCTTTCTTAGATAATATGTCTTGGTTTTTGTAGTATCGTCGGGATTTATATCAACGACTACATTATCACCAATACCCAAACCATGATTCTCACCAGTCTCAATTAATGCTACATTTTGATTTACATCAAATGGTTCTAGGTCATCACTAAGGGATGTAAGACTTACAATCTTTGTTCCTGAGGTATTAAATAAGTCACTTGATTGTAAGAAATAATCATCATCAACAATCCAAGTTCCTGTTAAAACTTTAATTCTAATGATATTTTGATTATTAGATCCATCCAATACTTCTGCTGTTGCAATTGGTGGATTGATACCATCGGTTAGAGAAAGAGTTGCTCCTTCTGTATATGTGCTATTCTTATCTAAGAAGAGAGTAAAGGTTTTGATATCTGCAGAGAAAGTGCCAGTGTTATTGAAAGTACCAATAACATTTCTTAGGACAATTATATTGTCGTTTTGCACAGTTCCAACAATGTCACCAGAAGCTCCAGATGCTGGTTGTCTTAGAGTATCATCTGCAAACAGGTATGCATTCTGAATTGTTGTGAGTTTTACAACTTTATCTTCTTTGCTTTCTAAGTAAGTTACGGATTTGCCCTTAACAGAAGATACAGATGCTTCTGCACCAGATCCATCTGTACCTCTATTGTCAAAGTATAATTTAGAATTGATAGAGAAATTGCTTGATGATCTATCAAGTAGAACATTATCAACTGTACCAGATTTTACTTCTGCTACTGTGGCAATGAGACCCTCGCCATTTCGTGGCATTCCTGGGAGATACAATCTCTTTGCATCTTTTGGAATATCATTTTGATTGATGCCAGAATTGTAATTACTATCTACTGGTAGAGAATAATAGTTGTCACCTAGAACATATGGGAATTGCGGTATTTGATTGCTATTAATAGTAAGGAAATAAGCATAAGTTCCTTCTGGGAAATCTGGAGTGACGCAGAATCTTCCATTGTTTTCGTCTAGAGAACCGCTCTTGTGAGCATAGGTGTAATCATTTGTAAATGTTCCTAATGCATACTCACTAGTAGAGGGACCACCAGATCTAGTGCCATTGAGAGAATAACTAGAAGTCATTCTTACAATAGAAGAGTTAGGATCTAGTGGGTCTTCATGACCAAATGGACCATAGATTGGATTGCCATCATAAGCAAAACCAATGATTGGAGAGTGTGTCTTTACAGCTGGTTCTGATCCAGCATTGTCAATATTGTCATTGAGACTAATACGAAGAGTTTTTGGATTTCCAACGTGACCATAACCATAGTCGTTAGCAGGACTATAGTTCTCAAATAAATGACCGTAGTCAGTATCTAAGTTGTTGGATAACTTTTGGAATCTATTAAAGTTCCATTCTTTAAGAGAAGGAGTTCCACTAGCGTTTGATCCAACAGGAATAATATCTACAACTACAGAATCTTGATTGTAGAAGTTACCTTCTTCAATTTGGTCAAATCCAGTAATCTCTCCTGCACTATTGACAATTGCTTGATAGTTGGCAAATCTTCCTCTTCCTAGATTATCTCTGATATTAACAATTGGTGGAGATGAATAAAACTCTCCAGGGTCGTCAATTACCAGACTAGTAACTTTTCCTCCTGTTACAACTGCTCTGACTTTTGCACCTCTTCCAGAAGTGATTGTAATTTTTGGAGTTGAGATGAATGTCTCTTCAGTGGTTACTTCAATACTATCAACTACCTGACCAGCAAGGAATGCTCTTGCTTTGTTTGGCAGATCATCGATAAGGACAAATGGAGGTTTTGCATATCCATTACCCTGAGTATTGACATCAATTTTTTCTAATTTACCATACCTAACACTCTCAGGATCTTTATATCCGTAAATTGGAACACCGTTAAGTAGAATACCTACATCACGCTTTGGTGTCTTATAGATTTCTGTAGTGCTGGTTGCTTTTTGTCTAATAATTCTTAGGATCTTCTGATCAGCAACAGTCTCTGTGGTGATAGAACCATCTAAAATTTTGTAAGATGGGAAAGAAGAACTAGTAACATAGTAATATTGCTCATCTGCAAAAATAGCAGAAACGTCAGTAGAAACTTGATCTAATGCTGTCGCAACATATGGAATAGTTGGAGAATTGACAGCACTGCCTTGAGAGAGCACCCATCTAGTCTGATTCGATCCTGTTTGTGTAATTTTTGGGTCGGTAGTCTCGAATCCTGGATTTGATACTTGAATTCGATCACCTACTGAAGAGTATGGATTTCTTGCGACTGGTGCAAGACCATAAACCACACCAAATGTCAGTAGTGTTACTCCAGACCCCTCAATAGTTACTGGTTTATATACTGAAGATCCTACTGCATGAGTAGTAGGAATATCTCCTCTTTCTTTGATGATAAACTGAGTTACATTCTTATCATCAAATTCAATAACTTCGTCTCCAATTAAGAATGACCCCGTGGTCTCCCAACCAATCGTTGAAAATACATCAACTCTTTTTCCAACACCATAGGTCGAAGGAAGTTCTTTCTCTAGTCTAGTCTTAGTTGAGATCTCAAAGAGACCATTGACAGTCTCTGGAGCAACAACCAGATTCCAGATTTGTTCTCCATCACTGGTTCCCTCTGCATATACATTATCAATTATTGCAGAAGCATATCCGTATTCATCAGTTGGTTGCTGAACAATTTGCTTTCCAATAAGATTTTTTGGATCTCCTGTAACTACTTTTGCCTTGATAGCAAAAACATTAGTCCAGTCAGACTTGGACGCTTTGTATGTAAAGTCCTTTGGATTATAAACTTCTGGTTTATTTTCAATATCTTTAGCGACAATAGTATTGAAAATAAATTTGATAGAACTATGTGTTCCTTTTGACTTGTAGAACTTCTGAATATTCTTAATTAAAGTTCTCTTGTCAATCTCTCCTTTAAGATATTTCTCTGGAAAGGAACTTAGGTATTGACTTTCAAAATTTCTTACAAATGCATATAAGAAAAGGTTACTAACATTGAATACAGTTTCTCCAGACTGATGAGAAGATGCCTCAGTGCTGCTAAAATTAGAAGTGCTGTATAGATCTCCAAGAGTGGTGTTACCACTTACACCTCTAGAACAGTCTAAAAACTGTGTGCTTGTTCTTGAGGTATAGAAAATAATTTCATCATTAATTCTGATATAACCATTCTTCTCTGGAAATGAACTCGCATCATTTACAGTGATTGTTGTATCTGTAGCAGAAACTGTTGCAGACAGAATATCATTCTGCTTTAGTAGTTTCTTTTCATAGAAATCAATGTCTGTATATTTTTGGATATTTGCAATAATATCCAAAGCACCGCCTTGTACTTCCTGTGCTTCATAATACTTCTGAACGAACTTAGAGAATAGTTCATATTCAGAAGCAATGAATTCAGGGAGCTGGGACTCAATTAGAGTTGAAATTCTCTTGGTCTTAACAGCAGCCATTTACTTACTCTTTATATGCGGTGAAACTTGAATTCGCTACATCAACGTCCAGATAGACCTCACGGAGTGCCTGAACATCATTAGATAGTGGTTTTACTCTAACTGAGATGCGGTTGTCAAAGAAACTACCTTTGATGATAGTCAAATCATACATTTTAAGCTCGCCTCTAACATAATCAATCTCCCCAACATCCTTGTTGAGAACAACTTTTTCGCCAGTTACAGTGTCTAGTCTATATAGGACAATTTTGCCATCCCTATCTTCAACATAGACATCAAAAGTAGGATATTCAGTTACCCTAAATCCTGTGCTGGAGAGAGTTGGTCCATCACATTCTTCGTCAAAAGCATTCTGGAAACATATCTCATAATAGAATGTAGAATTCAACTGAGGATAGAAATCTTTCCTCATTGTCACTTCTGTTAAGTTGGAGTTGATAGTGCGATCTGCATCATCAATCACACCAACAAATTTACTGTATCTAAATTTACCGTTGAACTTTTCTGTATCAGAGTTTGTAGTATAGGTTTGCACAGATCCAATAACCTTGTCTCTAATCTGTGAAGGTGTCTGATCTGTAACGTTTCCGTTATAATAGATCTTACTCGATAGTTCAACATAGAGTATAGAAGGATCTACAATAACTGGTTCTACAGAAGCAACAACATATTTCTTCAATTCATCAGTGATTTGCTTCTTCGTTAATGAAGTCAAGTAAGAAGCATCAACTGGTTTTAATACAATGAATACTTTTCCATACTCTGGTGGATCTTGATCCTCTCCACCAAATGTAATAATATCACTAACTGATGGATATATCTTACGAACGATAGCAGCATAGTCATCAGAGGTAACTGCACGATCCTGAGTTCCATAGGTCTTTGGAGCATTGAACTTAATGCTCTTTACAGACTCTGGCAATTCTCCACCAGAAGATGCAACGCTAGAATCAATAGTTACATTGGTGACGGGAGTAAATCCAGTTGTATTTTCTAATACACCAGAGAATACAAAACTCTTAACTCCGTTTGAGTCTGGTCCAGAAGTGGTTAGGTAAGACACTTCCACCCTCGCACCATTCTCTAGTGCCTTACCTAAAACTCCATCACCAAATATCATCTCATATCTGTCATCCTCAGTTTCCTCCAAGAAGAAGATCTTCGAGTTTCCGTCAATGCCAAGAATATTTTCTGCTAACAGATAAGGTTCGTTAAACGTTCCGCCAGTTGGATAAACCTTAACTCTAATAGTATTAGCATCAATGCTTTGGTTATCAAGAATAAATCTCTGTGAAGACAGTGAAGTATCAACAGTAAAGTTACTGACAACTACAGTTCCTTCTCTAATTTCTACATCAGTAAATACTGCACGATCATTTGCTACTTGTGCTTTCGTATCTTCAATAGTAACATACTGATAGATTGTATTGTCATAGTTGGCAATAAATCCTGTTCCTCTTTTTAGGATTAGTTCGGTATCAGTTGTTGGGTTTGCATACGTTGCAGTAAAAGAAATCGAGGCAGCAGGAGAAGTGATACTCTTGGGTCTGTATCCTAATTGCTTCGCAATCGCTACTACGTTGTCCCTGAGGGTCGCTGAATCAATGAATAGTTCATTGACCACCATATTGGTGTTAAACGCCGTGTAGTAGGTGTTATAGGCAAGAGTATCAATCAACGTTGATAGTGCCGATCCCTCAAAATCATAATCAGTGAAATCAGAATTTGCCCTGAGGTAATCCTTCAGAGCTGCTTTGATATCTTCAAAGTCTAAATTGGCAACCTGAGTATATGGCATTATCGTGTGCGCTCTAGAAAGATGTCTACAGTTACTGGTGCATCATCTCGACCAACAATAGTGTAAGAAATTTCAACGTCATATCCGTTATTCAGTTGATCTGGATAAACACGGATCGTATTAACCGTAATTCTTGGTTCATACTTTTTAAGTGTATCCGTAATTTC